TGCATGAAACCGCGACGGCGTTCTCGCGTTTAAGGCGTGGCGCGAGAAAAGTTAGCGGCGCAGAAAAGAAAAACCCGCCGAAGCGGGTTGGATGTCCTGGCTATTTATTCCGATCAGTTCAGCGCATGATCGGATTGACTTCAGTGATGCCACGCTGTACGCCGATGATCGTGGTGTAGCCTTCGACGGCGTAGGCGGCGAGGAAGAGGGTGAGCAGGTAGATCATCATGGTAACTGAACCAACTGCAACACCGCCCAGTTGTGCATTGGGTAGTTGATCCCCCCTCCATCAAAGACAACCGTATCCCCTTGGGTGTCGCGCAAGTTCCCCTTGTCCGTTCCTTCTGATGTATTAGCCGGATCGCTGAAGCCGTAATAGACCTTGGCTCCAGCCGGCACGGTAGCCGCCGCCACGATTCTTACCGTATCCGCATTGAGAATCGACACGCTGGAAATCGTCAACGGCGAACCGCCAGAATCCACCAGTCGGAATCCGTGGTTTGTCTGTGCGGCTACCGTTGTGGTATCAAAGGCCAGCGCACCAGCCGGCACGTTGTAGGTGAGGTCGATATTCTGACCAGACACCGAAACCGTACTGACCATCAGCGGTTTCCATGCCGTGTTTCCATCAACAATGATCGCCTTGTAGGCTAGGCCAAAGTAGGCACCGATGACCTTTGAGGCGACGTTTGTTAAATGAACCCCATCGACAGTCGGAAGCTGGTACAGCGGCGACGCTACTCTGATGTTTCCGTAATCCTCTTGCGCGGCTAAATGCTGAAGGCCGATTTTAGCCATTGGGAGTTGATATGAAAGGCACCAGACATCTTCTGTTTGCAATGTGGTCGCCTTGATGTCTGTATTCAGATCAACTTTTAGTTGATTCAATAACGCGGAATAGCCAGATGTTGCCCCATCCGACTCGCCTTGCATGAAGGCAAAGGCGCGAACCTTGAACGACTGGAACTGCTCACGCGACCGTCTCCACCCATTCAAAATTGAAGATAAATATCCTGTATAAGCATTATCACCTTTAGACAAATCTGCAATGGCCGTTCCTGGGAAACCACCGACCATACCAATCGTTTTTCCGCCGAAGCCCGATTCGTGCAATGCTTCGGCAAAGCCACTTACCGGCGACTCGTCGGCGTTGCCACCGGAAATGATTTTTGACCCTTCGGCCAACGGTATGAGCGAGGTGTAATTCCCTGACGGCGACCATGCCTCGGTTCCGCCAGAGAACATATAATCAGTATCAAAACGCCTGACAGACGAAATAACTGGGGATGACGAAATGCCCATCGCCAAACTTTGGCCGTACAGCGAAATGAATGAATAATCTGAAGCCCCAGATGGCGGAGTCTCTGGAATGATTGGAATTGACGCGGCGGCTGCTGCCCATTTTTCCGCCTCATAAAGTTCATCAGCAGAAAGCGCACGACCTATCACGATCAGCCTGATAGCCTTACCTACAAGGCCAGTTCCCAAAAAACAATTAAGGAGAGTGAACGCGCCGTTAGAAAAGTGCGCCGTGCCTGCCGGTCCTGCAGCCTCCGTATTACACCCATAGGCTTCGCCGTCAACTCGCGTAACAACCTCGTTAAGCGCAGCAGCGCCTGCGTAATCATAAACAGACGAAATTACTTTTGGGGTCAGCGATGGCGTAGCGCGATTATTCGCCACATCTACAGAGGCGCTTCCGATAAGACGCGACGACCATTTCTGTCCGAAAACACCGCTCATCCACAGCAGACACGTTCCAGACGATGTCCCATTGCCGAGCTGTATCAGCCCTTGATTAGAACCAGAGTTTGTCTGCACACACGCAATAATGGTGAGCTTATCAAGGCCTGATAGCGTGATTGATGGCGTAACAAGCGATTTATTTCCGTCGGCCAGGGCGCCATCAGAAAACAAAGGACGGATACCGGCTGTGGCCTGCGTCGCGTGATTCGCATTACCAGACAAATCAGAAACATATCCAATCGGATCATTTTCTGCAGAAACAATGCCCGTCCCGTTTGAGTTTTGAAACAACTTCGACGGGTTTTTGAAATCGTAGGCAAAGCCGGCGTGCCCGCCAACGAACAAACTGGCAGGATCGAATCCCATTCGCCCGATCAACCTTCTCAGAATCAGCGGGTTCATTACAGGTACGCCCATTCATTCGCGCCGACCCGCATGATGCCCTGCGTTGAATACTGAGCAGCAGTCGGGGCGGTGCCGCGTAGGGTGACGCCCGAACCAGCGGCGAATGAAACCGCACCCGCCCCGCATTGGTAGGCTGCAATTGCGTCAATCCCTTCCCACACCACCGCCGCATCGTTCGGGATGGTCAGGACGATTGCACTGGCGCTGGTGCATTTCAGCAGCATTCCTGAATCGGCCTTTGTCAATGAACGTGATGCGGCAACTGGCGCGCTCAGGGCAGAAAAGAATGCGGCGCTGCGGGCAACGTCACCTTCCGTCACGCCGCTGGGGTTGTCGCCGACGCGGGTAGCGTAACCTTTGCCGATATAGAAGCTCGCCAGGTCGTCGGTAAGATCGTACTGACTGCCGGCGGAATGAACGTCGGAAGCCCCCGCGCTGCGGGTTTCGGTCATCAATACAGTCGTCGTCATGGTGTCTCCTTTGAGTTTGCTGGTTCAGGCGCCGCATAGAGCGGCAGCCCGGCCGCCAGCGCCGCGGCATTGGCTCGGGCGAGGTCGGCCTGGACGTCGTCGAGGTCGAGCCCCATCTGGCTGGCGATGGTGTAGGGGCTTTGCAGGCCGGCGCGGATGGCGGTCAGGCTGGCCTCGATGTCGCGCTGCGGATCGACCCAGGCCCAGCGCCGGCCCTGCCAGGCGTGGGCGGCGAACTTGTCGCGCTTGGCAGCGGGCAGCGGGCTTCCGTTGGGCATGGTCAGGGCGCCGTTGAGCAGGGCGAGACTGAGCCATTCGTCAAAGACGGGATCGAGAAAGGCCTCGATAAACCAGCCCTGAATGGTCATCCACTGGTCGCGCTCTTCCAGCGTGCCGCTGCGGATGCTGCTGAAGCTGACGCCTTCCAGGTCATTGGCCAGGTTGTTGTAAGCTACGTTCAGTCCGGAGGCGATGCGCCGCAAGTAGCCCTTGGTGAAATCGGCGAGCATTGCGTCGGGGTAGCGCGAGTCGTAGGGCTTGAAGTCGTAGCCATCGGGCAGCGTGTCGTAATGGCCAGGAACGGAGACGGTGATCGGCTCGCCGTCGGCACCCGTGGTATCGACGGCGGGCGGCGAGCCATCCGGGCTGGTGAAGAAGCCGAGGGTGTCGGCGCCCTTGCGCGCGGCGAGCAATGCGGATTGCTCGAATTCGCCGAGGTGGTGCATGGTCAGAATAACGGCCGACATCCACGGGGCGCCGCGCACCTGTTCCGGGTATTCGACAATCAGGCCGTGGATGATATCGGCGGCGGGCACGGCTTCGCGCTGGCGGCCGCCGGCAATGCCGTCCTGCGGATGGCTGGTGAACAGGTGGTAGTACAGCGGGCGGCGCCAAGCGTCGATTTCGATGCCCATCACGATTGCGTTTGCGTTGCTGCTGGCGGCGCGGTTCAGGTTGGTGTCGAGGCGGTCAACGTCGAGGTGCTGCAATGCGAAGCCGAACGGGTTGCCGGCGGTGCGGCCGCGCACCTTGCGCACGAGGAATTCGCCGTCGATGGCGACATCGCCGGCCAGGGCGCGGCAGAGGTCGGGAAAGCCCATGCGGCCGGTGATTTCGCAGACGCCGCGCTTGCTCCAGGCTGCGAAGCCGGCCTCGATGGCGTTGTTGGCGAGGTCGTCGGCGCGCTGCGGCGTATCCATGACGCGCGACTGCAGCTTGAATCCACTGGGGCCGACCAGATTGACCGTCACCATCTTCTTGAACTTGCGGGCGTAGTCGTTGTTTTTCGACAGGTCGCGCGAGCGGGCGCGCAGGCGGTCAAGGTCGCCGCGCAGTTCCTGATTGATGCTGTTCTGCGTGGCCAGCCAACTGGCGCTTAGACGGTCGACGCGGGCGGCGGTGAAAGCGCGGACTTGCGGTCGGCGCGCGGCCGCCAGGGTGCGCTGTGCTTCCCGCTCGGCTTTCCAGTTGTTGAGGATCGGCGATCCCGGCACCTGCGCCCGTGCTTGCGCGTTTTCCCACTTGGCCATCTCAGAATCTCACATAAAGTTTCGTGCCGGCGCTTTGCCCGGCAGCGATTCTGTCGGCGGCTTCTTCGCGCGCGACATCGGCGCGCAACCTGTCGCGCCAGGCGAGGAAATCGCCGACGCTCTTGAATTTCATCCGGCGGCCGGCAATCTCGTATTCCTGCGCCCAGGCATTGGCGCCGTGGGTGAGCATGGCGGCGTCGAGCAGATCGAGCGCCTTTTTGGCGGTGGTGCGGGTATCGAAGCCGGCGGCCTGCGCCGCCAGATCGGGCTTGACGGTGATCGGGCCGCTGCCGACGGTGTAACGCTCGGCGGCCTTCTCGACGTAGCTCTGCCAGGTGTAGGCGCCGGCCGCCCAGGCGGCGGTCGTCGCGGCGGCCACGGTAACGGCGTGGTCGTCGCCGGCTGCGCTGGCGGTAATGTCGATCTTGCCGGCGGCGTTGATCAGCCGGTACTTGAGCACCCAGCCGGCGGACGCGGGATAGTCGGCAAGCGCCTTGGTCCAGGCGACGGTATCGCCTGCGACCACGGCGGCGGGTTCGCTGGTAGGGACGGTTTGAGCCATGCCGCGTTTTACCGCGCCGGGTTTCTCGCGTTTAAGGCGCGGCGCGAGAAAGTTTCAGCACGGCATAGACGCGCTTGATGCTGATGCTGTAGCGGCGGGCAAGCAGCGGAATACGCTCGCCGTTGTGCCAGTCGCGCAACAACGCGGCATTGCGCGCCGACATCTGCTGCCGCACTTCGGCGGGCGGGCCGATGTAGGGCCGCTCGCCGCGCCAGTCGCGCGACACACCGGCCACCAGCTCGGCGGCCAGCATGCCGGCGGTGTCCGGGCTGATGCCAAGCTGTCCGGTCAGGCCTTCGATAATGCGGGAACGGAGGTCTTCGACGAATTCGCACATGGTCAATATCTCGGTTGGGCGGTGCTGACGACACGGCGCTTTGGCAGCGCGGGTTTTTTTAGCTTGGTTTCTTGGTTGACCGCAACCACCGGCGCCTTCAGATCGACGCCCGACAGGCGCACGGCGACCAGCGCCAGCAGCAGGCAATCGAGCGCTTCGTTGCGCGGGCGGGTCTGCACCCATTCGCTGTGCGGGCGGTGGCCCTTGAAGCGGGTCACCAGCTTTTCGGCGGCGAGCTGGGCAAAATATTCGTCGTCGAAGGCCGGTTCCTGCGGAAAATGGATATAGCCGGGGCCGGGCGCGGTCATTTTCAGGCGCGAATAGAGCAGCCCCTTGCCGCCGTCGACACCGACCGGCTCGATGGGGATTCCGCGCTTGCGCTTGACGCGCAGGCGCTGCTTGCGTTTTTTGTCGTCTTCGACCAGCGGCCTGGCCATGCCGGTGACACCCTTGGTGGCGTGACACCAGCGGCGATTCTGCACGAAGGCATAGACCTGCGTTGCGTTGTATCCTGAGTCGACAGCGGCGCAGCGGACGCCGAGATCGACCAGGGTGTCGTGCAGTTCTTCCCACACTGCCGGCTGCGCGGTGTCGCCGGGCAGAATGATGTGGTCGTGCAGCCAGCCTTCCTCGCCCTGCCCCCAATCGACGACGGTGATTTCGAGGCGGTCTTTTTGCACGTCGACCCCGGCGCTGCGGAAAACGACGGGCAGCGCGGCGGGATAGACTTCCAGCCGGGTAATCAGGCTGATGTTGTCGATGTTGTCGCCCTTCTCGCTGAACACTTCGCCGAGGTAGGTATTCCAGAAGGCTTTGAGTTCGGCGCTGTCGCCCTGGCAGTCGAGCCACTTCTGCGCGACCTTGACCCAGGACAGGCCGAGGCCGACCGGCGCGTACAGCGCGTTGATGTGGTAGCCCCGGTGGTGCTTGATGTGCGGGCGTTCGGCGATCCAGCGGCCCTTGGCCAGCATCTCGGTCTTGGCCGATTCGGGGATTTCGGCGGCGCATTCGCGGCACAGATACCAGGCGCTGGCGACGATGTCCGGGCCTTCCTGACCTTCTTCGCGCGGCGCGCGCTTGAACTTGAGGCCGAAGGGCGCGTCCTTGCCGCCGAATTCCAGCGGCTGCATTTCGCCGCAGTGCGGGCACGGCACCCAATAGCGGCGCATGTCGCTGCGCGCGTATTGCTGGCTGATGCGCGACTGCCCTTCCTTGGTCGGCGTGCTGACCAGATAGGTCTTGGCGCGGGTGAAGGTGCGCTGGCGGTTTTCGATCAGCGTCATCGGGTCGCCCTCGCCGCCGACATCCCACGGAAAGGCGTCGACCTCGTCGCAGATGACGTAGGGCAGATGGTCGGAGCGCAGCGAATCCGGCGAATTGGCGCCGGCCTTGATGATCCGCGAGCGGGCGCCGTATTCCAGCAGGTCGCCGCGATTCGCCTTGTTGCGGGAGGAGTTGCTAACCAGCCCGGCCAGCACCGCCGATTCGTCGATCATCTTCGACAACCGGGGATTGAACGAGCGGTCGCGCAGTTCCAGCGTCGGCATCACGCACAGCAGATCCTTATTGCCGAGGTGGTGCATCAGGTAGCCGATCCAGTTGAACATGGCCTCGGTGCCGCCGACGCCGGAGGACTTGATGAACGTCACCTGGCGCACGCTGCTGTGTTCGGACAGCGCATCCATGATCTCGCGCAGGTAGGGCGTCAGGTCGGTATGCCACGGCCCCGGCGCGTTGGTGCCGCTGCGCAGCTCGCGGTGACGGTCGGCCCATTCCGACACGGTGATCAGGTCGCGCGGCTTGACGCCCCGGCGGAAGCGGTCGCCGAGTTCCGGCAGGGTCGGCGTCGCCTGCGCCACCCGTTCGCCCAACCCGGTAGCGAGCTGGTGCGCCGCTTCGGACAGCAGGTAATGCACGCGCGTTTCGTCGCGCTCGCCGGCAATCGCCGAGACGAAATCCACCGCCGCCGCATCCAGCGCGCCGAGGATCAGGCGCCGCACCGCCTGGCCGGCGGCGAGCATGTCCTTGGCGTCGCAGGTTTCCGCCAGCGCCGCTTCAAAGGCGGTCTTGGCTTCGGCCGCGTGCAGGCGCTCGCGTTCGGTCTGGAGGTCGGCGAGGTTGGCAGTCATTGGCGCATCAGTGTTTTGCCCACAGCCGGCGCGGGCCGAGTCCCGGTTGCCGCGCATGCAGTTGGCGCCAGCCGAGCCGACGCAAGACCCGGCCGGCGGTCGGCGACTGCTGCTCGAAACGCTTGCTGGCGGGATCGATGCCGCAGGCTTCGCGCAGGATGTCGGCCATCCGGTAGACGCCATCGGCCGGCGCCTGCTCGGCCCAGCGTTCGAGCGCCTCGGTCATCGGATCGGGCAGCGCATCGACTTCCGGGGCTGGGCGCAGTGGGACAGCATCGGGGTCGACGCCAAGTTCGGCCAGCATATCCATGCCGGTGCGCGCCAGCGTCTGCTGGTTGGCGACGCGCAACGCGGCGGGCAGCGCCATGCCGGCAGAGCGCCCGGCGCGCATGAAACTGCGGAAGGTGCGATCGGCGGCGACGGCGAGGTCGGCGCCGTGCGCCAGATTGCCGGTGAGGAACTGCGGGCCGGGGTCGCCGCGCAGGCGGTCGCGGAGTTCGTAGAAGGCTTTGACCAGGGCAATCTTGAAACGGCGGACGGTTTCCGAGTTGCGCAGGTAGGTGATCAGCAGGGTGGCCTGCGGTTCGTTGAGGTATGCCACTTCTGTCGGCCTTCCGCCCGACTTCTGGATTTCAAATCCGAAAGGTCCGAACTCTTGAAGGTCTTCGACGTACTTTCTCACCAACTTAATCACCGACTCGTGCGTGTTTTCCGTCCCGTCGGCAATCGCCAGCGAGGTCGTCATCGGTTCGTTATGGTGCAGCAGGACGAGTTCGCTCATGATTGCTCTCCCCGTTCGGCGGCATAGGCGGCCTTGACGGTCGAATCGAGCACGGCGCGCGCCAGCTTGCACAGGTAGTGCGCGCCCCACAGGGTTTCATCGCCGCCGCCTTCGGCGTGCATGGCCGCCGAGGCGGTCGCACTGACGGCCGCCGACAGGTAGCAGGCGGCGCTTTCCAGCGCGTCGACCAGCGGGATGCCGTCATTGACCGTGAACAGCAGTTCACCAGCGCTTCCGGCTGTTTCGAAGGCGTGATTGGCGGTTGTTTTCGGCGCAATCGCGCCTTGGGTGGTGTTTGTCATGGTGTTGCTCCAGTTGCGGTTATGAACCGCCAGCCCGCTGTCAAACGGGTGGGCGGCGCCGAACGGGGTTGACAGACCGGTGGAGCACCGGCGAGCCTTGCGGCTCCCCCGCCCGGACCGCCCATAAATGGGCGCACCAAGGCGACAAAAAAGCCGCATTGCAAACGCTGTGCGGCTCATCGCCGCTCCACTCGGGCTGTCAAACCCGGTCGCTGTTGTTTCAGCGACGGCGGGATTGTGCGCCCAGTGGCGCGCGACGGTCAAGTGCTTCATTCGCCACCCCTTGCCTTGCCGGGTTCAGACTTCATCCGCCGCAGCGCCCGTGGCATTTCTCGCTTCATCATCCAGCGCAGGCGGCGGATTTCCTTGTCGATGATCAGTCGGCGCTCCAGGTCGTTGCCGGCGGCGGCGAGGCGCGGGGCGGTCTGGTCGATGACGCGCTCGATGCCGGCGCGCAGCATGGCGCCGAGGCTGCCGGCTTCGCGGCGCACCGCAGCGCGTTCGTAGCGCAGGCCACGGCGCAGGCCCATTTCGAGTTTGAGCGTGCTGTTCTCAAAGTGCATGCGCAGCGCCTTGGCGCGGGCGCGGCCGGATGGGTCAAGGCCGAGGCCGTCGCCCGAGAGTTCCGGCGCCGGCAGCGGCGCGGCAGCGGGCGCCCGGCCCTTGCCGGCGCGCTCGGCGGCGTGGCGTTCGACGACATCCATGCGGCCGGGGTCGGCGGTTTCGGCCATGCGCGCCAGGCTGGCTTCGACTTCGATCAGCTTGCCGTCGGCAGTCAGCACCACGCGCCCCTGCCCGGCAAGTTGCGTGATGCGGCTGCGGTCGAAGCCGAGGCGACGGGCAAAGGCGGCGCGGGTTTCGGTGGTCATCTTGCCGTGGCCAGCGCGTTTTTGAGCGCGGCGGCGAAGAGGGCGTCGAATTCGCGGCGGGCGATGGTGGCGCCGAAGCGCTGGAAATCGAAGCGCGGCTTGTAGCGGGCTGGTTTGTTAGGGAAGACGACCAGCGGTATCAGCCGGCCTTCGACGGCCTTGTAGATGCCGCGCGGCCAGTCCTTGCCGGTCTGGTCCTTGGGGTCACCATAGAATAGCTCGACCTTGTTGCTGACCTTGATTCGGCGGGTGGTGGCCTTGGCCAGCTTGCGCTCCTTGCGGGCGACGGCGATCAGCTTGCCGATGATGCCCTTGGGGATGTTGCCGAAGGCGTCGGTGTTGATGGCGACGGGCAGCTTGAGGCCACCGGCGCCGGGGTTGCGGGTGCCACCTTCGATCTGGTAGCGCATGTAGGCGGCCTGGGCGGGCATGAAGCCGACGACGGCGGTCAGGTTGGCTCGGGTGGCGCGGCGGACGAACAGGCCGCGCTTGGTGAAGGCTACCGGGCGGTCGAGCGCCTTGTCGAGTTCGGCCGGGGTGGCGTCCTTGATCTTGCCGGCGGTTTGCGTGAGGGCTTGCGCTGCGGCGAAGGCGACCTGCTTGCCGAGGCCGGCCAGGTGCGCCTTGACGGCGTCGACGCCGGTGATTTTGACGGTGATCATGGTTAGAACGGAAACCCGTCAAAATCCCAGGCGGATTTTGCCGGCGACTTGTTCAAAGAAATCGGCGCGGCAGGCTTTGGCCACGCTTTATCAAAAACTTCCTGGTCAAAAGCGAGAGGTTTTGAGGAAGCCTCTTCCAACAAGCGGTCATGCTCTTCCATGATGTCGGCGAAGCTGCGGCCGCATTCCTTCATTGCGGTGTTTATTTGTCGGCAATTTTCCATGTACGCCTTGCCGTGGTTCGGGTTTTTCGCCATGAACCATTCGTCAATTTTTTGCTCTTCCGCCAAGCCAAGGATGCGCCGGACGATACGAATATCGAAATCTTCGTCATCGCCCCAGCCGTACCAGTAGATCATTCCGACCAGCGGCTTGATTGGCTTCCCGTCAATCGGAAAAAAACCCCATGATTCCCGCGTGCTCTTTCCGTCTGCCATCGTTTTCATTTCATTGCCTCCGTTTTGATGATGATTACTTTGATCGTTCGCGCTTCTGCAGGTCTTCCAGACATTCGCGCCAGCCTTCGCAGGCGCGGCCGTAGTTGGTTTTTGTGGCGTACTGGCAGCCGGGACATACCTCGGCTTCAAAATCGCGTTGTGTCGCGCTTCTGGCGTTATGGAGGCAGATGGCGCGATCCTGTTGCTCGCGTTCCTGGGCGCGTTCAATGTCATCCATGGTGGGACTCCTTGGCGGGCAGATTCATGGGGCCGAGGATGCAGTCGGCCAGGCAGACGGTCTTGGCCGGGTCGGGCACGAAGCGGGTGCCGATTTCCTGGCCGTTTTCGCGGGCGTAGAAGGTGGGCTGGCCATCGATGCCGGCGCGGATGGAGGCATTGATTGACTCGGCGCCAAAGGTTTCGCGCAATTCGTCGATCCAGCAGGCGACGGTGGGCATGGTTTTCCGTAAAGGTTTGCTCATGTTCCGGGCTTGGGCCTCATGTTCCGGGTTCACTTTCAAGCCCGGAACGCCTTGAGGCCGCATGGAATAATGGACGTTCCATGTGTTCCGGGTGTACCTGATAAATGTGTACACGCGAGAGAGAGAAAAAGGTTTCTTGGTTTGCGCGCGCGTATCAGGCGCCCGCGCGCCTGACCCGGAACGCCAGGAACGCCCGGAACGTGCCTGTATTGGCGCGGGTTTCGGGAAGATGAAGCCCGGAACGTAGCCCGGAACATGGCCGCCAAGCCCGGAACATCCAGCACGAATCATCACGCCGCCCATTCGTTGCGCTCCTCATTGGCGCCGAAGACGGCCTGGCGGAAGCTGCTGACGCTGTCGGTCAGCCAGCGGGCGACCGGCGTGCCTTCGCGCATGGCGGTTCCTTCGCGCTGCATGGCATCGGGCGGCGGCAGCACCAGCGGTTTCGGCTCGGTGGCCGTGGCGGTGCGGCTGGTGTAGATGCGGCACTTCTTCTTTTCCCAGCCGCATCCGAGGTGGGCGATGGTGGCATGGAAGACGTTGGACGGGCGCGGCCGTGATTCGCCGTTGTTGCGGCACCAGCGGACGTAGGCGGAATAGACATCGTCGGCCAGCGCCGGGCAGACGGGCAGGCCGAGATCGCCGAGCGCCCAATCGGTCAGGAAGCGCAGCTCGCTGCTCGACGACAGGCGCTGCAACTGTTTCTTGGCGGTGGTCATCGGCGGCCGGGTGTGGTCGAAATCGCTGCAATCGACTTCGGTCAGCAGATGATGGTAGAAGGCGGCGCGGCCGCCATTGGCGATTTCTTCAACCAGGCGCTTAAAAAACTCTTTTGGCAGCGGCGGCGGGGTGTAGATGACGCAGTGTCGGCGGTCATCGGCCTCAATCGGGAACGGCAGCAGATCGTTGGACAGAAAGGAGATGTTGACGCGGTTGGTGTTGTGTACCGCGTTCATGTGCTTACCTTCGACGCGGATGGTCTGGCCAGTGACGAGGTGCTTGAGCTGGTTTTTCAGCTCCCACTTGTCCTGCGCGTTGACGACTTCCTCGGCATTGATGAATAGCTTGTTTTCCCAGTCGAGATTAAAGTTGGCGTGTAGAGCCTGGCCGTCAATCACGATGGCGTAGTTGCGGCGGCGCCGACCATAGCCGTAGATTTCTGCCAGCGTGGTGAAGATCATCGATTTTCCGGTCCCCTGCGGCCCGTGCATGACGACCGCCGACCCCATTTTTGCGCCCGGGTTCTGCAGCGGCCAGGCCATCCATTGCAGCAGCCATTTGTAGAGCGCGCTGGCGATCTCGGCCTCTTTGCTGCATTGCTGAAAGACCAACTCCAGCATCAGTTCGCAGGAACCTGAAGCCGGCTTGAGCGGCCAGCCCTGCCAGGTATTGAGGCGAACTTCCTTGTCCTTGCCGGCCGGATCGAAGCCGATTTCGTCCAGGTAATAGGCGCCGCGCTGATACCAGACCGGGTGCCGCTTGATGTCATCGCCGCGCACCCCGGCGGCGAGCAGCGCGACCATCTGGTCCTTGTGCGCCAGCTTGTTGGTCCACGTGTCGAATACCACCTTGCCGGTGCCGTCGTCGATTGGCAGAAAGCGCTCCACCAGGGCGTCGAGTTCCATGATCGAAACCGCAGCCGGCCTCGGGTCGTCTTCCTCCCCGCTCCCCGTGGGCGAAAACCCCGCGCGCGGAACGTCCGGCGTAGCCACATCCCACCCCAAAGCCGAGAGGCGGGCCTCGATCTGGCTACGCACGGCGCCGATGCCTTCGACGGCCTGCAGGTCGTTGAAGTCGGTCAGCTTCTTGCCACCACGGTCGACGGCGAATTCCGGCACGACATAGGCGCCGGATACCGCCAGCGCGGCATTGGCTGCCGCCATGAAGCCAGGGTTTCCCTTGGTAAGGTAGTCGTCATCGCCGCAGATCATGATCTTGGCGCGCCGGTATTTCTTGGCGATCGCCTGGGCAACCGGCAGCAGGTTTCCGGCGTCGAATGCGACCACCGCCGGCAGGCCGGTGGCGGCATGCAGCGTCGCCGCCGTCGCATACCCTTCGGCGATCAGGACCAGCGTCGACGGCGTTCCGATCTGGAAAAAATGGCCCTTCTTGGCCAGGCCAGCCGGCCAAAAATCCTTGTCGCGCCCGCCGGTTTTGCCCGGGCGAATCACCTGCAGGCCATGAATCCGGCCGTGCGTGTCGTTCAGCGGAATGACCAGCGCCCCGGACGGCGAGTATTTCACCCCGTAGCCGGCGACGCCCTTGCGTTTCAGATAGGCCGCCTCACCATCCGGCAGACACAGCGACCAGGTGTGCATCGCCTGGCGTGCCGCCTTGTCGTTCTTCGCTTTCTGCTGGAGCTCGGCTGCGGCGGCGGTCGCCTTCTGCTG